GTGCATTTCTTGTAATTATTTTAGGAACAGCCGTATAGGATTGACATAATGCAACTACGGTAAAGCCAGACTTTCTACCCCCCGTAAAAAACTCATTGATTTTTTTCATGTCTTTTTTAGGTAAGTTAATAAAATCATCTACAATCAATAATTTATGATTATCTTTATCTTCATCAAAGGACTTTAATTCAGGCAAATCTTTTATATCTTGGATTAATTTAACTTCTGGTATTTCTTTTTTTAATTTATTGTAAATTGGTTCATCTGTAGATACTGGATTAAAAACAATGATTTCATAAAAATCACCATCCATACGATGAATCATTTCATAGACAGCATTCGTTTTTCCGGTACCTGTTCCTCCTATGACAACAATCATACTATTGGGTAAGATGTGATGCTTCTTAAAACTTGCACTGACTTTTTGTTTAGGCATTTTAGCATAATGGTTTGTGATTTTATCTTCCATTTACTAACTACGAATATTTAATTTTTCAATTCGAACTGCTTGAACTGGTTTTCCTTTATTATTGATGAGTAAAGAAATGCATACGTTTGAATCAAGAGCAATGACAGCATTCAAGTTTTGGTCGACAAAAGTAATGGATAAAGACTGTTGCACTCCTCCACATAGTTTAATCCATTTTTCAATCGGTGGTTGATAATTGATGTTTGACCCAAATGTTGAAGTGACAGGCATGGTGTCTAGTATGTCGGTAGGCACACCTACTTGATTATCTACAAGCGAACAACGAATAATCAAAGAGTTAATGTTAGACCCTAATGGAACAAACGTGTTTAAGACAGAGTAAAAAGATGAAGTATTGGTAGTTGGAAATGTTCCTGTTGCAAATCCTATCAATTTTCCAAAAGTAGACGTGCTAGGTATAATCAATTGTGGACTTAATGAAGAACTGTAAAATCCAGCAAAGTTTGATGGTTGTGAGTAACCACTTGGTAAAGTAATTGGAATGGCGTAAGATATAAGTTGTACACCATAAGACGATACGTTTAACAAAAGTGTTAAATAGAATACGTTTTGTCCTAAACTATTGATTAAATAAAGACCATTGTTAATACAGAATTGTTGAATAGCAGCGTTTAAATCAACAACTTGATAAAATCCTTCCGCTAATGTAATAGAATAGGGTGTAATTCCTGTAGTAGCATTAGGAAATATGAGTTGGATTTTAGTATTGCCATAAGCTTTAGAAACGTTATACCAACTATAAGGGATTTGAATCGAAGACACACATATTTCTGCATCATCTAAAAGAGTTAATGAATTACCTATGAAGTTATACTTATAGGTGTTATTATTTGTTCCAGTTACTACATTGTTCGAGTTTAGAACAAGATTGAAAGCCATTATAATGTAGGTATAAAATAATTAATACCCACCGATAGCAATAAACTGAATACTAACAGCAACTGAACCTGTAGTTGTTGCTGAAGGATTATATAATGAAAAAGATACTTGAGTTGTAGTAGCACCATAACAAGACATAATTAATTTTTGACCAAGACCACTACTACAACCATTACAGCATATGACCGTAGGAGCAGTTCCAAAATTAGCTAATCCCATTGCTGCCCAAGTTGCTGAATAATTTACAACAGAATTGGCGGCAACAGTTGTAGCACCATTACCAAACCCTCCAGTTTGTGTAAAACTTGGACTTGTGAGATTTCCCTTTCCATAGGCTAAACCAGCATATAAATAAAGACCACCATTTTGAACATTAACCCCATTACCAACTGCAGGACTTAAATTAATATTTTGAGTACTTGTTATAGCAAGTGGTTGTGAAGGAATATTATTTGCAATAAGCAAACCACCACTCCCAGCAATAATTCTTGCTGAATTGGATTGTAATGTTCCATCAAAAGTGTAAAAATCTACAAAAGCATTAAAAGCAGTTGTTACTCCATTTGTTCCAACAACAACAGCTGGACTTGTCATTCTACCAGCATTTACCCCACTAGCAACATAAGTAGATGGACTATTTCCCATTACAACTCTATCACTTGTCTGTATCTTTACAGGATTTATACTGGAATTACCAATATTAAGATTCGTAGTAGCAGTATTTGTTCCAATATTTATATTAGTAGTATTACCCTGTCCAATTTGTAAAGTAGGGGCGTTCATATTTACAGTAGTAGTGTTACTCGTTCCAACATTTATAGTAGTAGCATCACACGATAAAATAGAGGCAGTATCTATAGCATGTAAAGAAATATTTTTAGCATTTATGGTTAATGCTCCTGAATTAACAGAAGAAGTTCCACCATTTACACTAATACTTGCCGATGGTTGGGCAGCTACTCCTACATCGGCTGACCAAAATAGTATATCTGTTTCCGTAGAAGCGGAAATTATTGTTCCAACATTTTTACCTATTGTTGTTCCACCACCACTTGAATAAGAAGTTGGATTTGTTCCTATTACAGAACTTGAACTTTTAACATAAGTATTTACTGTCGTTCCTGAACCTAACGTCAAGTTTCCAACTGGTTCTATTGCTATTGTTCCTGATGATATAGACATTGTTCCTGTATTACTTGACCCTGATGTTCCCCCAGTACATATAATACGACCATCATAATCATTGATTCCAGCAGCACAACTATGAAAATCGTGATAACAATTATTTCCACCTGCCACCATTTCATGATAATAATTTCCATTGACTGATAAATTAGTAGTTGTCCCCATTGTATTTGTTGTTGTTGTCCCTGCTCCAATATTTACAGTTGATGTTACACCTGCTCCTGAACCAATGGCGATTGTGGGACAATTTGCGTTTCCTAAATATAAAGTTTGTGATGATGATGGATATATTTGTGCTCCAACTATTCGTATAGCCTGAATATCTACATTGGTTGCATTATTTCCTAAAGTGATAGCTCCTACTGCTGTTTGATACAAAGAAATTGCTCCTGATGTGTATTTATCAATATTATTTGCCTGAAGATTTCCACTTATTTGTGTAGTAGTTGGTCTTATTAAAACAGTAGCAGCGGAAGTTCCAATAGAGATAGCAGTTTGTCCTGTTTGAACATCAATATTACTTGTAGCTATTCCAGTAATATTAGCCCCACTAGCTGATAAAAGTCCAACTACGTTTACTCCTTGTCCTCCAGTTCCTATTGTAACTGGTCCTGATGCTACTGTATACAGAGTGACTGAATCATTTGGTAATAAACACTGAATATTATCTGTGTTCAATAAAGTTAATGATTGAGATGCCGTTGAAGTCGTTCCAGTTTCATAAATAGTAGGATTAAATTGTATCGCTGAATTATTGAATAGTGGGGGATTATAAGCACTCATTGATACTAAAATGGAATATTTTATTTTTAGATTTTATGCAATTCTTGTCGCTGTAAAGTTTGTGTTATTCGTTGCTGTGACTGCTCCTGTTACTGTAGCGTTCAATAAAATTGTTCCAACTGCTGTGCATCTAAATACAAATGTTGCATTACATAAAGTTACTGTTGCTCCTGTTCCATAAAGAGTAAAAGCGTAAGCGTTTGCTGGTAATCCGGTAGCCGTTCCAGCAATAGCAATGTAATGAACGGTTGGTAAAACAACGTAGGTTTGTGTAAAAGCAAAACTAACAACATACGTTCCAATGGCTGGAATGGTTAATGTTCCAACCGTAGTAGCAGATGAATAACCTGTTGATATAACAGTACCCACTGTAATTCCGCCTAATTGAGTTCCTGCTACTGGCACTGTAGCAAGTGAAACTGGTAACGTTAAATTAGCCAATAAAGACATGGTAGGAGTGACTAACACAGTACCACCAGTTCCGCCGATGGAAACCTGTCCAGTTGAAGTAGAGTTTAAAGTTAAAGTATTTGTTGATGTTGCTAATGTGCTTCCTCCAATATTGATAGGTGCTGTATTTGAAGCATTTGTACCAATGTTAATAGCACCACCATTTCCACTTGTAGCACGAACGCCTGTTCCAATATTCAAAACTCCTGTAGTTTGTGCTGTACCTAAAGACAGAGCACCAGTAGCTGGAATAACAGCATTATTAATAGTAGTTCCATTACAATCAATACTACCACAATGAACGGAGTAACCAGTTGTGGCACCAATTTGTATCGTAGGAACTCCTGAAACATAAGCAGTTCCAGCATTACCAATTCCCATATTTTGTGTTAAACCCATAGAAGGATACAAAACTAATGTGTTTGAAGTGCTATTTCGCTCAATAGAACCTGTTATAATTCCCCCATTGAATGTTTCTAAAGCGGAAGCAGTATCAGGAGTTGTTTTTTGTAAAAATAAAGCAGTTCCTTGAGCTAAAGTAATGCCACTTGTGCTTGTAGCAAAAAAAGAAGGATTGTATGTACCAGTAGTATAAGTTGGAGGATTAACAGCAGACATTAATAGTAAAGGATATTATTTTCTCTCATACTATTAATGGCCTATACTCTTGTTTTAAACTCTGCAAACGTATCCAGTTCAACCAATACTCAATTTAAATATGCCTTTTTAGGAGGCAATTTTATTGCAAAAGACATGGAAATGTGCATATCGCAAGTAGCCATTCCTTATGCCTTTTATAACGTGTCTGCATTCTATAACAATCAAACGTTTTCCATAATCTTCCCAGTAGGCGCAAGTACCTATACATTACCCATTACATTAGCAGCAGGATTTTATCAAGTAAGTGATATTAACAGTTATATTCAAAATCAATGTATTGCTAATGGACTTTACTTAATCAATTCTACAGGCCAATACGTCTACTTTTTCACAATAGCTACAAATGTTACCTATTATACCACACAAACTTTGTATTTTCCAGTTCCTACGTTTGCCACTTATGCCGCTTTGGGTTATACTCTTCCGTCAACAGGTCAATGGTCTGGAACAGGTCTTCCCACAACGGCTAATCAGGTTCCTCAACTTGTTTTACCAGCTACAGGAGGAATAAATACCATTATAGGATATGTAGCAGGAACATTTCCAACGTCATCTACTTCAGCAACAAACGTTTCTGTTTTAGGAACAGTGACTCCAGTGGGTTCAACAGTAAACAGTATTGTTGCTCGTGTGAGTTTTTTGAGAAATACAGTGAGTGTACCCAGTGATATTCTAGATGCATGGAACATAAATACAACATTTGGGTCAAACATAACCTATGCTCCTTCTTTTGAAAAATGGATTACCATAACAGATGGTACTTATTCTAATTTTATTTTTCAATTGGTAGACCAAAACTTGAATACCATATATTCCAATGATGCAAACATTGGCGTTTCATTGTTAATTCGTAAAAAAATATAATCTTTGTATAGAAGTATGAAACACATACTTCCACTGATGCACATTCCAAAGTTTTCTCATCATTATAAGCATGTTCACAAAGCACACGTTGTTAAAGCACATCATGTAGGTAGTGGAGTAGCTCAACTTAAAAATGGTGATGGGATTAAAAAAGGTACACTTAAGTTTAAAATGTAAACCTTAGGGAAAAAATAGACAAAAAAATAATATTTAGGAAAAGTATGCCAGATTATTCCAAAGTAATCATCTATAAGATAGAACATATCGATGATCCTTCTTTAATCTACGTAGGCAATACAACAAATTATTCACATAGAAAAAATCAACACAAGAGTCGGTCACAAAATCCAAATGATAAAGAGTATTGTGTTCACAAATACAAGATGATACGAGACAATGGAGGTTGGGACAAGTTTTTAATGAAACCCATAAAAGAGTTTCCGTGCAAAAATAGGATTGAAGCAGAGATTGAAGAAGAGCGTTGTCGTGTTGAATTGAAAGCGTGTTTGAATAAAAACAGATGTCATACAGATGGAATATCTGTTGTACAAAATGAAAAATATAAAACAAATCAAAATGAAAAACTCAAAAAGTATCGTGAGGATAATGCTGATGAAATCATAAAATATAAAAGTGATAAAGTCTTTTTAGCTATGAGAAAGAAGAAGTATACTGAAGAAGACTTAGTGGACTGAAATCCTAAAAAGATTCTGCTAAGCACGTGCTTTGGTACAGAGAACATCGCTAATAGAATACATTACAATTAAATATAGTTATTCCATTCCGTTCATTTCCGTTTCATTTCCTATGCATTAGAATAAATATATAAAGTATATATAGAATAAAAAAACTTTTTAAAAAAAAGAAAGTTATAAAATATTTTATAAAATATGGAAATAGAAAAGAAATAGAAAAGAATTGGAATATTAATTAATAAAGTTAAAAATAAATAATACAATAGACTCTTACCAAAAAAGGTAAGGTTCTATTCTTTAAAAAAAGAGATTCTATAATGTCAGTGTGAATCCTAAAG